GACCAACCCATTGTTTTGGTTCGTGCGAAAGATGTGATTCAGACTGCAGTTGCCGCAGCCTGACCCTTTGCACCCCTTCGGGGGTGCTTTTTTTTAACTTGGAGTTTTTATGTTTCATAATCAGTCTGCTTCATCGCATAGTTTTGCGATGGTTCCTAAGTCCGATGTGCCTCGTTCTCGTTTTTCAATGCAAAAGACATTGAAGACCGCTTTCGATTCTGGTTACATTGTCCCTATTATGTGCGAAGAGGTTTTACCGGGGGATACGTTTAATGTTAAAGCTACGCTTTTTGGCCGTCTTGCCACCCCGATATTCCCGGTTATGGATAACCTGCATATTGACACGCACTTTTTCTTTGTACCTAACCGTTTGGTTTGGACGAATTGGGTTAAGTTTATGGGGGAGCAGGATAATCCTTCCGATAGTATTTCCTACTCTATCCCTCAACAAGTTTCCCCGGTTGGAGGCTACGCTGTCGGTTCGTTGCAGGACTATCTCGGTTTGCCTACCGTGGGCCAAGTGGGCGCTGGTAATACAGTCAGCCACAGTGCATTACCCGTCCGAGCCTATAATTTGATTTGGAATCAGTGGTTTCGGGACGAAAACTTGCAGGATTCTTCTGTTGTTGATAAAGGCGACGGTCCTGACGCTTCTCCTGTTACTAACTATGTTTTGAAACGTCGTGGCAAACGTCACGATTATTTCACCTCTGCTTTGCCTTGGCCTCAGAAAGGTGGTACCGCTGTTTCTATTCCTTTAGGGACCACTGCTCCTGTTCGTGGTAAGGTAATTCTTGCTGAGAATTTGGCTGGCACTACTAACCAGACACCAATGTATCGTTCGAGTGCTGTCGCTGGTGCTACTTTTTCTGCTGATGCTGCTGGTACTAGTGGTGCTCAGATGTATGCTGCTAACAACGTTAGTGGTTTATATGCTGATTTGAGCCAGGCTACTGCTGCTACTATTAATCAGCTTCGTCAATCTTTTCAGATTCAAAAGTTGCTTGAGCGCGACGCGCGTGGTGGTACTCGTTACACCGAAATTTTACGCAGCCATTTTGGGGTTGCGTCTCCTGATGCAAGGCTTCAGAGGCCTGAATATTTGGGGGGTGGTTCTTCTCTTATTTCTATTTCTCCTGTTATGCAAACTAGCGGTACTGGCGCTAGTGGTACTACAACCCCCATTGGTAATCTTGCTGCTTTTGGAACTTTTTTAAAGTCTAATCATGGATTTACTCAGTCGTTTGTTGAGCATGGCCACGTCCTTGGCTTTGTGTCTGTACGTGCCGATCTTACTTACCAGCAAGGTCTCCGTAAGCTCTGGTCTCGTTCTACTCGGTACGACTATTATTTCCCTGCTTTTGCTCATCTTGGAGAGCAAGCAATCTTAAACAAGGAGATTTATTGTGATGGTTCTGCTAACGACAACAACGTTTTCGGTTATCAAGAAAGATGGGCTGAATTACGTTACAATCCTTCCCAGATCACGGGTCTCTTTAAGTCTACTTCAGCGGGTACAATTGATGCTTGGCATTATGCTCAGAAGTTTACTTCGTTGCCTACGTTGAATAATACGTTTATTCAGGATACTCCGCCTCTTTCTCGTAATTTGGCTGTAGGTGCCGCTGCTAATGGTCAGCAATTATTGTTGGATGCTTTCTTCGATATTACTGCTGCTCGTCCGTTGCCTATGTATTCTGTTCCTGGTTTGATTGATCATTTCTAATATGATTGATCCTGGTACTGCTGCTCTTGCTGCTGCTGGTATTAATTTTGTTGGTCAGCAAATGACCAACTCTGCTAATGCTGATGCTGCTCAAGCTACTACCGACTTTCAGGAAAGAATGTCGAATACTGCTTATCAGCGACAAGTCGCTGATTTACAAGCTGCTGGTTTAAACCCCATGCTTGCTTATATCAAAGGGGGTGGTGCTTCTACCCCTACTGGTTCTACTCCTGTTTATCAAAATTCTGCTGCTGCTGGTACTCAAGGTGCTTTAGGTGTTGCTCAGGCTTATAAGACTTCTGCTGAAGTTGCTAAAGTTGGTGCTGACATTGATAACACTATTGCTGATACTGCCTTAAAGGTTGCTCAGACTGGTAAGACTGAAGCTGATATCACTCTTGTAAATGAGATGGTTCGTAAAACAACTGCTGAAATTTCTAAGATTGGTGCTGATACCTCCAAATCTGAGGCTGAAACTGAGAATCTTGTTCTTGAACGTTCTCGTATTCGTGCCACTGTTGAGAGTCTTTATGAGTCTGTTCGTTTGATGGCTAAACAAGGTATGTCTGAGGTTGCTCGAGCAAATAATTTGGCTGCTGCTACTTCTAAACTTGTTGTTGAGAAACAAATTTCTCAAGCCGAGTATGATGCTATGGAAAAGACTGGTTTTGTTGGTGTTCTTGCCCGTGAGACTAAAGTTGTTTCTGATATTGGTTCTGAGTGGGTTGATAAATTGTTGCCTTGGAAACAAGGTAAAGGTACATCCGAAGAACATACCAATGTTGTTCGTGATGAAAAAGGCCGTGAAGTCGGCCGTTCTATATATCGTTCTAAGAAATGAGGTTATTTATGGTAGATTCTGAATTGTTGGAGTTGTATCTTCGTTTTGCTAAGTTGTCTAAACAACTTGTTCGTGTTCAAGCTGAGCTTGATAATGTTCGTGAATTGATTCGCTCGAAAGGTATGTGATGAAAGCTCCATTTTTGCGCTCTGCTTTTAACTATGACACTAATCAAGTTTCTGACGAAACTGGTCTTTGTTGTATGGACCCTTCGCTGACCCAACAGCAATTTGCTGAGGAAGCGGACATCAACACTATTGTTGATCGCTTTCTTCGTTCTGGTGTTATGCCTTCACCTGCTCAAATGCCACAATATGTGGACTATGAAGGTGTTTTTGACTTCCAGTCTGCTATGAATGTTGTTCGTGCTGCTGACGAGAATTTTATGCGTCTTGACGCAAAAGTTCGTTCTCGTTTTAACAACTCTCCTCAAGAGTTTCTTGAGTTTTTTGCTAATCCTGAGAATACTCAGGAAGCTATCCGTTTGGGGTTGGCTATCCCCCAAGCTCCCTCTCCTGTCGCGGAAGCGACAGAAGAGGTCACGCCGTCTAAGGCGGAATGACGCTATGATGGGCACAGTTCGTTACTTGATGTAACTGTGCCCATTGACACCAACTTTCTAGGAGAATTTAAAATGAAACCTCTGTCTCGTTCTTCCGTGCATAAGCACTCGTCTGCTCGTCAGTTCCGTCACAATGTGGGTCGTACTCAGATTGCTAATCTGGTTGCTGCTCCTATGCGTGGTGGGATTCGCCTGTAAGGATGTTGTGTGTACTTCTCTTTGGACGCACCCTACGCACGGACCAATAAAATGTGGTCATTGCGTGGAGTGTCGTCTTGCCTATTCTCGCGAGTGGGCCATCAGGATTACTCACGAGCAGATGATGCACGAGAAATCTTGTATGCTAAACCTAACGTATGATGATGATCATTTGCCTGCGCATGGACAGCTTTTCAAAGAAGATTTGCAAAAGTTTTTTAAGCGTTTGCGTAAAGATGGTTTAAAATTTCGTTATGTTGCTTCTGGAGAATATGGTGAAAAAACCCGACGCCCTCACTTTCATATTGCTTTGTTTGGAGTGGATTTTGATTTTGATCGTGTGCTTTTTGGTCGCGCTGCTTGTGGTGACCGGACTTACATATCTGATCGAGTCGCTCGGAATTGGTCCGACCGATTTGGCATTCCTCTCGGTAATCACCTTATAGGTACTCTGAATTTTGAAAGCGCTGCATATATTGCTCGTTACATTATGAAGAAAATCAAAGGTCCCAACGCTTCTCCTATGCCTCTTGCTGTGCTTGATGATGGTGAGATCGTTATGCCTAACCCTGAGTTTATGCTTATGAGTAAAGGGATTGGCAAATCGTGGTTTCGAGAGTTCTTTATGTCGGATGTATTTCCGACTGGTTCTGTCGTTACTGCTCAAGGTTCTAGGGCTCCTGTCCCTAGGTATTACAAAACTATGTTGAAGGAGCTTGGCCATGACTTGTCGTTAGATATGCAGTTTCGTTCTTCTGTTCGTGCTGATATGGAAGCGGAGCGTTTAATGTTTGAAAATCAGCCAACTCGAAAAATAGCTAGACAGAAAGTTACTGATTCTCGTCTATCTCAATCAAAACGTGTTTTATAAGGGTTTAATATGTTGCAATTTGTAGTTTCTGTTAAAGATCGCGCTGCCGATGTTTTTAACCGTCCTTTTTTTGTTCCTCACCGTAATGTTGCTGTTCGTGACTTCACTGATGAGGTTAATCGTAATGCTGCTGATAACCAGCTAAATAAGCATCCTGACGATTTTGATTTGTATTTGCTTGGCACTTTTGATGACAGTGCCGGTACTTTTGCTATGGAAGACCAACCCATTGTTTTGGTTCGTGCGAAAGATGTGATTCAGACTGCAGTTGCCGCAGCCTGACCCTTTGCACCCCTTCGGGGGTGCTTTTTTTTAACTTGGAGTTTTTATGTTTCATA